GGAAGTCTGGAATTCTGAAACAATTAACAAAATAGATATAATAAGATGAACATAGAAATTTACTCAAAACCAGATTGTCCCTACTGTGACAGGGCAGTGCATATCGCACAACAAATTATCCAAGAAACAACACACATCAAGTACGAAAAGAAAATGTTAGATGAAGATTTTACATTTGAAGAACTACTTGAAAAATCACCTAACGCGAGAACCTTTCCACAGATATTTGTGGACGGTGAATTGATTGGTGGATTCAATGACTTTGAAAAAATGGAGTGGTGGGCTGACAGACAATGAAAATAGGATTTACTTGTGGTGCATTTGATTTATTACATGCTGGACATGTAGTTATGCTTGAAGAAGCAAAAAACAACTGTGACTTTCTTATGGTGGGATTACAAACAGACCCCACACTAGACAGGTCAGATAAAAACAAACCAGTACAAAGTATATACGAGCGATACATTCAGTTGTATGGTCTCAGATATGTTGATGAGGTTATCCCATACGACAGGGAAACTTGTTTGATGGATATCCTAACCACTAAAAGTATCGATGTTCGATTTATCGGTGAAGAGTATAAAGATGAGATGTTTACAGGGAGTCATTTACCCATAGAGGTTTACTATACCAGTAGAGCACACACTTTCTCTTCTACAGATTTGAGGAAGAGAGTACAAAGGGCAAAGTAGCATGAAAATAACATGTGCAAGATTGAGGTCTAATGTAAAATACGAAGGCCCACTACAAACAGTATTGGATAGTTTTTTAGAGAACTATGTTAAATGGATGAGGGCAAACCCTCAACATGAGTATGGGACTTACAACATATCATTTGATGGCACAAGACCCAAGAGAACGCCAGAATCAATTGAATGGGCTGATGTAATAGTCATCCCCAGTGATAGTGAGTTTAGATATCATGGTGAGTTACAGATGAATCCCAAAGACTTGGCGAAGTCACAGTCTCACATGGACACTATCATTCCATTCTTCAAAGACAAACATGTTGTTGTGATGCGAAGTGATAGAGGTGACACGGAAAGACTATATAGAGAAGAGACATTGCAAAATGTCCCTATCAAATCTTACACAGAGATTGATGAGATTGATTTTTCTGGTAACATACATGGAATGAAGTATCACTTTATACGCAATAAGTTTGGTAATCCTTTATTTACTGAAGCTAAGAAGACTGACTTTGGTTATTGGGGTAGAATGAAAACAGGATGTGACCGCGATAAGATTATCAGAAAGATTTATCGTGACCCAGACTTGACCACCACTTTGATTGGTGGATTTCCGTCTGGTATTAAGAGACAATCCTCGTGGATAAAAGATTGGAATCAACTGTATCCTTTGTTAGAACCAAATAGATGGACACTTTGTTTTAACTGGAAGGATGAAACTGCTACTACATCTAGGTATGTAGAGGCACTTGCAATTGGTATGATACCTTTTGTTTGGAAACAATACGACAAGAATAATACATATAACATAGATGATTGGCAAAGAATTGAAGACTTTGATGACTTAAAATCTAAGGTAATGGATTTGAGAAATGAACATCTACTGTTAAGGAGATTAGAAGAATATAGAATGAATTATGGTAGAGTACTTTTGACACTGGATGAATACTACAATCAGTTTGCTGAAAGGATAGATGGAGCAACTGCATGAAGATAGCTTTAGTTAATGATACACATTTTGGTGCGAGGTCAGACAGTTTGCCGTTTGATGCGTATTTTAGAAAATTTTACGATGAGTTTTTCTTCCCCACATTGGCGGAGAGAGAAATTAAAACTGTTATGCACTTGGGTGATATCTTTGACAGAAGAAAGTATATGAATTACAACACACTCAAGAGTTGTAAGGAGTATTTCTTTGACCAAGCAAAAGACCTAAATATAGATATGCATGTGGTGCCAGGCAACCACGATACCTATTTTAAAAATACCAATGATGTTAACGCGCCAGAACTTTTATTACAAGAGTATAAGAATGTCACTGTCCACCCAGAAATTACAGAGTTAGAATTCGATGGGAGAAAAATTTTATTTGTTCCTTGGATATGCAGTGATAATTACGAGTCTACTATGGCGATGGTCAAAAGAACTGACGCAGAAGTATGTTTCGGACACTTTGAATTTGCTGGGTTCCAAATGTACAAAGGTCTTCCGAATGAGCATGGAATGGATCATAATGCCTTTGAGCGCTTCGATTTGGTTTGTTCTGGTCATTACCATCACCGCAGTGCTAGGGATAATGTGGTCTATCTTGGTAATCCTTATGAAATTACATGGTCTGATTTTAACGACAATAGAGGATTCAATATCTATGATACGGAGACTAATGAGTTAGAGTTTATGCAAAACCCATTTAGAATGTTTCACAAGATATTCTATAATGATGTTGATGATGATGTTGAATATGATTTGACAAACCTAGTGGGTGGATGTGTAAAAGTTATTGTTGTAAAGAAAGAGAACTTTGGTAAGTTCGACAAACTAATTGACTCACTGTACAGTTGTAATTTGGTTGAGTTAAAAATTATAGAAGACTTTTCTGAGTTTGAAGACAATGCTGTTGGTGAGATGGATTTAAAATTAGATGATACAATTACTTTATTGAATGACTATGTTGACAATACTATTACTGATTTGGACAAAAGTAGACTCAAGACTTTATTACAATCCTTGTATGTAGAAGCTCAACACCACGAGAATTAATTTATGATAACATTTGAAAAGATAAGGTGGAAGAACTTTCTATCTACAGGGAATAGTTTTACCGAAATAGAATTCAACCGAAGTCCCAGTACTCTAGTGGTTGGGGAAAATGGTAGTGGTAAATCTACTATGCTTGATGCTGTATGTTTTTCGTTATTCAATAAACCATTCCGTAAGATTAGTAAGACACAGTTAATTAACTCTATCAACAATAAAAAAATGGTAGTTGAGATTGAGTTTAGAATAGGTCAGAAAGAGTTTAAAGTTATTAGGGGTGTGAAACCTAGTATCTTTGAGGTTTATTGTGATGGTCAGATGTTAGACCAAGATGCAGCTGTAAGAGATACACAAAAGTATCTTGAAGAGAGTGTTCTGAAAATGAACTTCAAATCTTTTACGCAGATTGTTATATTGGGTAGTGCTTCATTTACACCATTCATGCAGTTGCCTACCGCATCTCGCCGTGAAATCATTGAAGACATTCTTGACATTGAAATATTTACTACCATGAATCAAGTATTACGCGAGAAGATTTCTTTTCTTAGAGATGAGATTAGAGATGTAGAAACCGAAGTAGAAGTAGCTAAATCTAAAGCAACTGTTCAAAGAAAATATATTGAACAATTGGAAAAAGATAAACGAATCAAAGTCGAAAATATTAAGGAGAAAATTGATGCCATCATCGAGGCGACTACTGAACTTGAAACAGAACTTTCAAAAGCAAGCACAGAGAAGGAGGGTCATGATGACCCGAAAGAACGGAAACGCAAACTGGATGGTCTCAAAGACAAACTCGACTCCAACCTCAGAAAGGCAAGAAAAGAACTCGACTTCTACCATGACACAGACGAATGCCCCACCTGTAAACAAGGACTGACACACGATTTCAAAGAAGAAAAACAAAGAGAAAAGTCTGATAGAATAGAACAACTAGAATCTGGTTTAAAGGACATGGATGTTGAGTATGAAACAGTACATAAGTCTATAGAGTCCTATGATAAAATTGTTACTGAGATACAAGAGATTCAAAGTGAGATGATTACTCAAGAAAGAATGAAGAATAGAATGACTTTGGAACTCAATGAGGCAGAGACTAATGTCGCAGATATTGATGAAGAAAAGAATAAACTAAAAGATATGGCGGTTGACCTAACCACCAAGAATAAGTTGAAAACTGAAAAGGGTGAAGAACAACATTACAATACTGCTGCTACTAGTCTGCTCAAAGATACAGGCATTAAGACTAGAGTTATCAGACAGTATTTACCAATCATTAATCAACTGGTAAATAAATATTTGGCTGCGATGGATTTCTTTGTTCACTTTGACTTGGATGAAAAGTTCAATGAGACAATTAAGTCCAGACATAGAGATAGATTTTCTTATTCTAGTTTTAGTGAGGGTGAGAAACAAAGAATAGATTTAGCACTACTATTTACATGGCGAACTATTGCCAAGATGAAAAATAGTGCAAGTACCAACCTGTTATTACTTGATGAAGTATTTGATAGTTCTTTAGATAATAATGGTGTTGATTATGTAATGAACCTATTGCAAACAATAGGCGAGGAAACCAATGTGTTTGTGATTTCTCACAAGGGTGACCAGTTATTTGATAAATTTAGAAATCAAATTAAATTTGAAAAGATAAGAAACTATAGTGTGATGTCATGAACGATTTAGAATTATTACCATTAAACCATCCTATGATGAAAGTTGCGCCTGAACCATTTGATTTTGAAAATGAAGATGCAGAGGAGTTTGCTGAACTAATTTGGAACAGACAGAAGGAACTTGGTGGGGCAGGATTGTCAGCAAACCAAGTAGGGCGTAACGCGAGGATGTTTACTATGGGCGTAGACAGGGGAGAAGATTATAATTATAGGAGAGTGTTGTTTAACCCAGAGTTGACCGCATATAGTGAAGAGACAGAACCTATGGAAGAAGGGTGTCTGTCGGCGCCTGGCATCACGCTGATGGTGCGTAGACCTATTAGGTGTACCATGAGTTACAGAAACGAAAAGAATGAGGTGGTATTGGAAGAGTTTGATGGTCTATGGGCAAGAGTTGCCTTACACGAGTATGACCATATGTTAGGACAAAACTTTACACAAAGGGTGTCTCAATTAAAATTGGACAGAGCGATAAAGAAAGCAAAAAAATTCAATAAAAGGCTGAAAAGAGCTATTGAAATGAATAAATAGAACATGAGAATGAACAGAGACCGAAACGATGGCATATAGTAAGGAAGTAGTAGAAAGATTTAACGCAGTAACAAAT